GAGTAAAAGAATATGATGATGACTAACATACTATTATTTTTGATGATGATAACTATGGCATGTGTAGGATATGCGTCAGCATATAAGATAATGCAACGCGAAATTGTTAAGCGCGATATTGAATTGCACATGGCATACACATACATAGGGGACAAACTAAATGAACGAGCAAGAAAAGGTTGAGTATGAAAACCTCAAGAAGAAAGCAATCAATGGTGACATGAGTATTCAACAAGCGCTGAAATATTTTCAGCTAAAAGAAAAAGCTAGACAGGAGAAAGTACAATGAATATATTTTATTTAAGCGAACAGCCCGATGTATCGGCGCGTTGGTTATGTGACAAGCATATACCTAAGATGTTATTAGAAACTTGTCAGATGTTATCCACTGCTGTGCATCGCCAGGCGCCTCACCTAATCAAAGGTGATTCACTATATAAAAGCGCATATGCTAACCACCCCATGACTAAGTGGGTGGGAGATAGTTTGCCTAATTTTCTGTGGGCTTACGATCATGCAAGAGCAATCAATGACGAATACCAATATCGTTTTGGTAAGATACATAAATCAGAACGCATACTAGATTCGATCGCGAAAATTAAATCGTCTTTGTATACAGCCTTTGCTGATATCCAAGCGATAGATAAAACCACAGTACCACAGTGTATGCCCGATCAGTACAGGCACGAAGATCCTGTGACAGCATACAAAAATTATTACTACAACGAAAAGAAATACTTTGCTAGGTGGGAAAAGGGTAGACCAAAACCTGTATGGTTTAAACAAATGGAAAGAGGTGACAATGCAGAACAGTAGTATATTAAAGATGCGCATGGAAGAACTGACGCGCGAGATCGAGATACTTGACAAGCGAATCATACTCATGCAAGATGAACTAGCTGAACTTGATAGAGTAGTGTCAAGCTATTCAGCCACAAGCATACGCAACATCATAGAAGAAAGGGCAAGGCAAGATGAAACAAAAGAAATCAAACAGGCACAAGGATAGTCACTTCGTAGGCGGAAGCAACGAGGATTTCGCAGGGGTTTATTATCACATCATGCGTGAGCATACACCTTTGAAAGACTTGCGCGAAGTAGTTATCAAACTTATGGGCAGATGTTTTGATGCGTACCCACAGGCAAGGGCTGATGCTGAGAAACATTACATAGAAATTTTGGAGCAACACAATGAAGGGTGAAGATTTAGTTTGGGACATAGCTTATTGGAATCCAACCGATGAAGTGACGGATGAAGAACTCCAAAGATTCTTAGATAGTGGCGTAGGTACGCCATCAAATAACTCTAGGTGTTTTAATCTCCGACAATTTGTCGAAGCATTTAATAACCAAGAGATCAGTGACTTAGGGTGGTTGTACTACAATGACCGACACAATGACAAAGGGGGCACGGCATGAAGATAGATGTGAGAACAAGGGACTGTTGCTACATAGAACTGAATGATTATGTTTATTACATTGATGATTCAACTGGCGAACAGATAGTTCACAAGTGGCACAAAGATTCTGTTGATTCTTTTGAACGTATATCAAAGATAGACAGGCAAGTTAAACGCGCAATCCAAAGGGGGTATCTTGAAGAAGAGTAAAATGAAATGGGTATGGTATAACATATACGCAAATGAAAGCAAAGATAATATTTTGCTTGACAACAAAGACGATTCATGGTATACAAAACTATGGCGCAGAATAAAAAACTACCTAAACATGTGACCATCGGACCATTCGCCGTTGAATTAATATGTGCCCCCCACGAACTGATGTCAGAAGTAGCAGAGGTTGAGGGTACATTTTTACAGAAGCCACCATACAAAATATATTTAGATGAGAATATAATAGAGAAGGGTGGCGCGAATGCTGTCAATGTAGTTATCCATGAGTTATTACATGTAGCATACTATCAATACTATCTTAAAGATAGAGATGAAGAACGCACAGTTAATTCGTTCAGTAATTTTTTAACTGAACTGTTGTGTCATTCAAACTTAAAAGATTGGGTGCGCGAAAATATGAAAGGGAAAGATGGAAAACAAAAAAAGGTTAATGTTCGTTTACGGAACTCTCAAAAAAGGCGAGCGCCTAAACGGGCTAATGGCAAAACAAAAAAGACTAGGCGAAGCAATAACAGTCGATAGTAATTATACTATCAAAGATTTCTTGCGGAGTTATCCTATTACATTTAGGCACTATGATAACAAGGTGTGTAGATATAGAATCAAAGGTGAACTGTATGATATTAAAGATGATAAAGTTTACGAAGCCGTGTGTAATATGGAAATCAGCGCAGGATATACACTAGTAAATACTCTAGTGGAATCAGAAGATGGTACGGAGCATGTGGCAGAAATGTTTTTAGTAGAAGAAACACCCGCTAAAATTTCTAGCAAGGAAGTGCTATCTGATTATAGGGTAATAACAACTAACAACATAAAAGAATGGAGTACTAAGTAATGGACTTTGAAGAATCGTGTAATAAAATTACAGGCGCACTAATGTGGGTGGCTACCTATGGTGTATTTATTTTACTAGCTGTAGGAGTTGTATTAACAATACTTGGATAGGAGTAAACATGACAAAACGTAAATACACAACAGGCGATCATTATTTATTTGATGAAACCTTAGAACTAGAAGATGACTTTGACATAGAAGAATATGAGAATGACCCTATGTTTGATTCTAATGACCACGAATATTTACAGGAGTTAAACAATGAAGAAACAAAAGACGGCAAACCTTTACCGCTGGACAGATATTTCAATCGCTTTAGAAAAAATCGTTAAGGCTATTAATGACCCATCCAACGAGGACAAAGTTAGGTTTGTAATTAAACACGAGAAACCTTTTTCATTACGCATGAAGATGTATCAATATATAAATGCATACAGAAAACTTGCTGAAGAAAATGGAACGGATGATCCTACAAAGTATGACACACTTAAATTAACAGAGGTTAAGGGCGGTGTCGAAGTTGTTCATGTGCTTGATGCAATAGAAGAACTTGAAGTCGTTGACCCCGAGACAGGAGAAAAAATATGACAGATGATAGGAACTATCGCGCGGATTTTGAAGCATGTGTAGAACGTTTAAAAGAACCACTGCTTGATATCGCAGGACAATATGATACGGATGTTCTTATATCCGCACTGTATGAGGTGGGCATGAGATTATCTTTATTAAAGTATGGAACAATGGGTAGCTTCGGTTTACTTGCAGATGTTCTACATACATTCACAACAGCAGGACCAATGATAGATAAAATGGAAAAGCTAAATGAAAAAACAGGAGACGCAATCGGTTCTGTTTTCTTAGACGCAAAGAAAAAGAAAGACCCATCAACAAAACATTAAGGAGACAACATGAGTGAGACACAGGAGATTACAATACCTACGGAATTGTTAGAGAAAGATTCAGTTGAATTATCTAATGATGAAGTAGCTATTCAAAAGATAGTTGATTACTTGAAAGCGACACGCATTAACGTGCGTGATGCAGAGTCAAGTGGCAAACGCATATCAAAGAAAAGTGCTACGACTAAAGCGCCAAAGAAATTTGAAAAGAATATACTTGATATGTTAGTATCAGAAACATAGGAGACAACATGAGTGAGAGCGAATTACCAAGAATTAGAAAGTTTGTATGGGATGACAATGGTCAACCTATTCAAAAGATATGGGACACTTCAAGCCTAAGTTCTTTCTTAGCTTGCCCTAGATATTACAAGCTGTCTGTATTAGAGGGCTGGAAATCTACAAGCTATTCATCTGCCACAGGGTTTGGCTCTGCAGTACACTGTGGTTTAGAAGAACTAGACAAGGCGAGGCATGAAGGTTTATCGAAAGATGAATCCACCAAGCGAGCAGTTGCTTTAGTCTTGCGCGATTTCGGTGAGGATTTAAAACTCGCTGATGAAAACGCAAGAGGATTGGAAGCGGCGTTGCGTGCTGTTGTTTGGAAAGCGGAAGAGTTTTGGGATGATAAGCTAAAGCTAGCTACCATGCCCGATGGTTCACCCGCATTGGAACAAAGGTTTGAAGTACCCATAGGTGACAAGGGGCACAGATTCAGTGGTCGTATAGATAAGATTGTTTCTATTGATGACAGGCTGTATCTTGTTGATACTAAAACAACTAAGTCATCTTTATCTGAATGGTATTTCAATGGCTATATGCCAAACAACCAAGTGTTCGCATACATCTGGGCATGTCGTGAAGTATTGAAGTTGCCTGTTGATGGCTTCATCATTGACGCAGTACAGACAGGCGCGAATTTCACAAGGTTCGCAAGGCAGGTCTTTAGTGTATCGAAAGAATTAATTGATGAGTGGTATGCGGATACATTACATCACTTAGATATATCAGATGTATATGCTAACTCGCAATACTACCCCGCTAACTTTACATCGTGTGGAAACTATGGTGGTTGTAGATATAGAGAAGCATGCGCGCATGCGAAATCACAAAGGGGAATGTTCTTTGGTAATGACTTTACTCAAGAGTATCACCCCGATTTGGAAGAAACAAAACCACAAGAACTTGAAGTTATCAAGGGTGGTAAATAATTTTCTTGACAAATTTTTTTAATAGTATATAATTCAAAACATTATAGGAGACCAGTAAATGGCAAACATTAGTAAACATAAATCAACAAGTGTTACCAAGCTATTACTCTGCGGAGATAGTGGCTCTGGTAAAACGTCAGCTCTAGCGAGTTTAGCTAATGCTGGCAAGAAGCTACGTATACTAGACTATGATGACGGACTTGATATTCTGCCCGAGTTTTTAAAACCCGAAGCAGTAAAGAACGTTTCATATGTTACGTTAAGAGATTCACTAGGACAGGCTGACTCGTTTAGACGAGGGGCACGGTTGTTGTCTCATTGGAAAGATGGCGATGAGGACTTAGGTCCTGTGAAAGAATGGGGAGACGACACAGTTCTAGTGATTGATTCCCTCACACTAATGGGCGAAGCTGCGTTAAGAGCGGCGCTCGTTTTTAATAACAAGAAACCAACAGAGCAAGCTAGCCAACCCGAGTGGGGTGCGGCGGCGCGTGATGTCCAAAACATTATACAATATATCACAGGTGATGAAGTGAAATGTAATGTTATTGTGACCACGCATATGCAGTACATGGAAGGTGAGATGGGTGTGTCAAAAGCATATCCTACATCTGTTGGATCGAAGTTATCTACAAAGATTGGTAGATACTTTAACTGTGTATGCAGAATAGATACTCGTTCATCTAGCAAAGGAACAGAGCGCACGTTACGTACAATGTCAGATCACAAGATGGATCTGAAAGTTACAGCGCCATCTTTAATAGAGCCGAACATTGAACTTGACTTGAACAAGTTATTTGAATCTATTCAAAAGAACGCACAGTCTAAACTAAAAGAGAGCAATACGAAAGGAGATAAATAATGTCGAACGTTGCTGACTTTTTAAACATGACACCCAATGACACACCCGAAGCGGTGGTGTTACCCGAGGGTAGTTATGAGTTCTCTATAACTTCTTATAGAGCAGATGAAGTGGGTGAAAATAATACTCCACTCATCAGAGTGAACGTCAAGGCAGTGGGAGTTATTGATTCAGACCTTACTGATGATAAACTCAAGGATGCTCAACCAACTCGTATGGAGTTTTGGGCAACACCAAACGCCTTGAAGGTGAACAATCCTGCAACAGGATTAAAATCATTTCTAACCAATGGGTTAGACATGGGTCATGTAGAGGACCTGCCTTACAGTGAGTTGCTAGAAATGGCAATCGGTAAAACCTTTAAAGGTTTAATCAAACACGAAATGGTGGGTAAGAATAAGGACATTCTACAACCTACTATAAAGAGAATACTCTAGTATGACAAAGCAAACAGTACCTTCACAACAACCGACAGGCAATTGTCAGATAGCTTTCGTATTTGATTTTCCAAATACAGATGAGCAACGTCTTGGGCAAATCATGGTCGGTAGTACGGGTAAGATGTTTCACAAGATGTGTGAGATATTAGACTTAAATGTGGATAACTGTTTGCTTACGCATGCTCTCGCTCAGAAGCCAGCACAGGAGAACCCAGCGCATTTCTTTATTAATAAAAAGAATTACACTAAGTTTAGTAAAGAGAACAAGTGGCGCTCGAAGTATCCTGTGAATG